TCCTCTGGAGACAGTTATGATCTATCAGAATTTGGATGGTACGACGAGTAGCCTGTTCTCGATTGGGACAGGTAAGAGGCGCATTGATGTGCGTTCTAATAATGGCACCGTACAGGTTAGGCCTTACGGCGGCACTTGGATAGATATTGATTCCACCATCAAAGACGCTGAGTCTTTACGCGGCGTCAATATTGACTCAAGTGTTGGTACTCCTATTGACGGCGATGTGTTAGTGTTCCGCAGTGCCGGTAACGACTTCGTGCTTGAACAGCAAACTGGTGGAGGCGGTAGTAGCAATACAGAACAATCTATTGCCTATGCAGCATCCATCACGCCAGACTTATCGAGCGGCAACGTGGTGAAGGTTGGTGCTCTCACTGGCGACTTGACAGTCAACAATCCAACTAATACCACCACAGCCGAGGAGGTCTTCATCCGGTTCGTCCAAGACGGAACCGGAGGCAGGACTGTTACACTCGGCTCAAATTTTGTACTACTTGATTCTAACAGCAACTACCCAACAGGAGCCAATGAGATATTCTGGTTCTCTGGCGTAACGCAGAGCGATGGAACCATCGAAGGCGGCTATACTCCTGTAGAAGGTATTGATGGCATAACTCCTGATCCGATATGGAGCGGGACACAACTAGCCTGGGACTTAAATGAAGACGGATCGCCGGACACAGCGTATGTCGAACTTAAAGGCGACACTGGAGCAACTGGAGCAACTGGAGCAACTGGAGCAACTGGACCAACTGGACCAACTGGACCGGCAGGTTCTAATGGCGATAGTGTAATTGTTACTTCTGGATCCAGTGCACCGAATGATTCTGACGGTAATCCTGACGGGTCCATATACTTTAGGACATTCTAATGGCTGAACGGCGCACATTCGTCAAGCGTGACGGAACATATAGACTAGGTAGTGCGACCGGTGCGGCTCTGTATCGTAAGACTGGTGGCACTTATGTCAATGATGTAAGGTCTGCATATAAGAAAGTGAGTGGTACCTACGAGCCCTTCTATGCTAGACAGATACTCTATATGAGTGAGGCATGGTACAATAGTGGCAATGACCGACAGGCGTGGGTCGATATTCCTACATGGTACACAGGAGACTTTGAGTGGCGTGTCTGGAATACAACAAGCGGTACAGTCTACGACTCTGGCACTAATTATACGTCTGCGGCCTATGGCTCAGGCCTGTATGATGCTGGCGGCGTATATAGGCAACCTATTGTTGGTCACTACATAATCATGTCACCTGTAGTAGACATTGGGTCATTCGGTACTCCCAATACGTTGGGCTTCGTCACTGATATGCACGGCGATATTGGTATCACTAATAGTTAAGGAGGGGTCATGGTTCTTAAATTCAGCACAAATCAGCCTTTGGCCTACACGCCCTCGGTGCCAGTCAGTACGAGGCTCCTGCTACACGGCCAGAATCTTAATGATTACTCTGGCAAGAACAACTCAGTATCAGGCAGTGCCAGCAACTTCGGCAACCCTTTTGACTTCGGAGGTTCGTTTGGCGGCAACTTACAGGTAGCATCTTCTGCCTCTCTCGACCTTTCTGGATCGGACTTCACTATTGATTTCTGGTTCAATCAGGATGCAGACATGGGCAGTGGGCGCTATGCCTATTTCCACATCGGTGATGGTACTGAAGCTATTACCATGTACGTGGACAATAAGCGCCTGTACTGTTTCGTCATCTCTGGCGGCGCATCGGTTGTGACTGTATCGGAAGATAGTACCATAGGAGACTGGAGTCCTGCAGCAGGGTGGCATCATCTAGCGTTGGTACGCTCTGGTAGCGATTACATAATCTACTACGACGGTACTGCCCGTAACACAGTCACAGATACCGATGGCATAGCTGCTGGTAATAGGCCAGCTTATTTTGGTGAGCACCCTGTCTACGCTTATTCGTACACGGGCGACCTTGCTGAGATTAGAGTAATCAGTGATGGTAATTGGTCCGGGGTTCCACAGGCTCCGTACCGCTTGCAGTATCTCACTACTATTGCCAATCTTGAGCAGACAATACCGCTTGTCCAGAATCTATCTGGCGGCGTGGATACTCCTCCAGAGTGGGGTACTTCTGTAGCAGCACCGACGTTCACTGATAACGATCTAGTAGTGCCCGGCTTCACGTATCGGCAGTTCATACCTAGTAGCGCCATTACTAAGTCCGGCACAAGTATCAGGCTTACAGTACACGGCGGTGTTGGTGTCCTTGATGAGATACAGTACGGACAGGTCTGGATCGGGCATCAAGGCACAAACCCTTGGGAGTTCGACGGTAATCAGGTTCGCGTGTTGTACCTTGGCGGAGATCCTGGCATCGTATTTCCAGATGACTCGTTGACAAGTGATGATACACTGTTTGATATTGACGAGACTAAGAATCTTGTCGTTGCTTACGAGGTTCCATTCGCTCTGCTATTCCAGGCCGAGCGCCCAATTGAATATGCGACAGGGTGGCAGGACTATGTTCAGTCGTCTGGAACTGTCAGCGACTCAACGCCTTCTGTAACGTCTAACATCAATGGCAGAGTTTGTGTGGGTGAGATACAGGCTTATGGTTAGGAGTAGGAATGAGATCATTAACAGGTAATACAGAGACAAAGTCTCAAACACATCTCGGCACTGAGCCTGTAATCATCATTAAGGTCCAGTGGGATTCCAGCACAGCTTACTATGCCGATAAGGATATTTCCTTTGGCGGCATAGTAGCTAACGGTCGAATACTTGAGTTCTCACCTGTAAGTAGTACCGGGAAGCAGGACTCGGCGGGTGAGGTATCTTCTGCAAGCGTTACCTTAGATGATACTGATGGCTCCTTGAAGCATATCGTTAATACAGAGATCATCGAAGGAACAACAGTTACAGTCTACCATCACTATGTTGGATTAGCTGAATCAGACTTGGTAGTGCTTCTGCACGGCAAAGCTGTTGGTGATATTGACTGGAACGAAGGTGAGAGGATACTTACCTTTGGCATCGAGTCTTATATTGACGATGCTGAAGTTGGTTACACTGGTGAGCAGTGCTCACCTGCTGGCGTAAATGTAGACGCCCAGTCACAGATGTGGCCAATATGTTTTGGAACCTGCCTCAAGGTTCCGGCAGTAGGTTTCATTAAGTCGCCATACGGACATAGCACAGAAGGTATCTATGGCGGGTGGCCGTATCTCGATTCCGTACCGTTTGAAGTAGAGAACGGTGATATGTTCCCTCAGGAGACTGAGTTAATAATCACCGTAGGTACGACGATCTTTAGAGGATCGTTCAGCGGCACAACATTCAATCGTACAGAGTCTAATCTTGTCTGGTGGTACGATATGCCGATCTCCGCTAGGCCCGATGCCGATGTAGATGGAGACACGGATAAGAGAGACATCGTCTACATACCGGCGGGCTATGATCTCACGGATAAGTGGTGTTACCACCCTGATCTAGGATTCAACCTGTGCGATGTCCAGCAAGGCAACAAAGCGTACTTCCGTAATAACTGGCCCTCGCTGCTCGACGATAGCCACACGTTTGCAGAAGTTCGTGGCTGTGGATACAAGGACTGGTACGAGGGTACGTCCTCATGGCTCAACTATTGGTATGTATACCCTAGCAAACTTGTTGGTATACATAATCAATCTACTAGCGATCTGTACATCGTGAATCAGTACCCTAGTAATCAGATCCTTGAGGTATACGGCTGGAGATCTTACGGGGACGATAAAATCTTTGTCCCGATCCCAACGTCCTACTACACGAAGCATTTATCCTATGACATATGTGGCGAACAGGTGACAGCTATTGAGTTCCCGACGCCGCTGGAATCACGCACCGCTGAGTCCTGGGATGGCGATGTGTATGTCAGCTTACGAAGTTCGTTGCCAAGTAATGTCAGTGACATTATCAAGTGGATACTGGAGACTTACACATCATTCGGTATCGACACGGCTTCCTTCAGTGAGGTTCAAGCTTTAACAAATGCGTACCCTTGCGGCTTCGCGCTGTTTGATAAGCGTAATGTTATTGACTTGATAGAGGATATTGCGTGGCAAGCTAGGTGTGCAGTGTATATCCATGATGGTCAGGTATCAATTAAATACCTGTCGTATGATATGCCCACTACCTACTACTTAGGCGAGGATGATGTACTGTTCAAAACCTTGAACCTATCCTTCACTTCAACGGATGACTTAATCACAAGGCTTGAAGGCGACTGGCAACTGGACTATTCGGGCAGAGCCGAGTACCAGAAGAAGATGACGTACTCAAATAATGTTGATGAATTTGGCCTGAAGCCAGACACCAGAGAGTTCTACATCTACAATATCGAAGAACTCGTCAAGATGTCTCTGTACTTTTGGGGCTACAGGTATTCCAACAGTTGGAGAATCATCGAAGCAGTAACTTTCCTCAAGAGCCTTGGCTTCGAGGTCTACGACGCCGTCACTAGCGTACTTCAGATATTCAGTACCAACAATATCAAGGGTATGCTTGAGGAACTATCTCACGATACGTCCGAGATTGAGATAGCCATTAAGATGCTTATGGCTTCTAAGTCCGGTGACCATAGTGGCGGTCAGCCTATTGAGGATCAGAACTTCTGGCTCGGGGATCCGGCCTATCCAGTCGAGTCCCGCACGATCACTATACCGGGTACGAATCATGAAGTAGACTATGAGCCTCCAGTCATTGTGGATACTGAGAATAATGATTCCGGCGACTCCGAAGATAATACTACGAACTATAAGTTCCAGTTCCATGCTCCAGAGATTGACCAAGAGATCGAACGCAACACAGACTTTGAGATCACTATTAACTTGTACTATGATGACGGTCGCAGGGCGTACTTAACTACAGACGCAATCCTGTCGATACATAATGTCGATAGTGCTGATACTCTGTCTCTAGGCGACCTCGAGAATGAGATCACTTTGGTTAATGGGTCATACTCCATATCTACCGCTCAGATCACTGGCGGCTCTGGAGTGGACTACAGCTTCCTGTCTGTTGTTGATAAGAGTGAGCGCGATAATTTTGAGCCAGATACCGTCACTGTTAAGATCATTGACGATAAGACTGGTACACTCACTTGGGATACTGAGCCCAGCGGCACCATAGGACGGTACGATCAGTTCTCTGTAGCAATCTCAGGAGGCACAGGAGGCGCGCCTGAGACTATCACAGTCCAGTCTTTGCTGAGTGATCCCGATGATGGTCTACAGCATGACGATGGTACACCTGTTACTACAATCGAACTTGACGCTGCCGGTGAGTATACTGGTAACTGGTATATTGACGGCGGCGCTGGTACGGACACTGGTAACAGGCTGGTACTGAAAGATGAAGTGAACAACAAATATGCGGATGCGCCAACAAGTGACTTCACCATTGGTGGCCTATCTACAGCAAGTATCACGCAGAGCCTTAGCATCTCGGATAACCTGTTAGCTAATGAGGTTAGCCTGTCGGTGACTTTGCTTGACGGTACGCTAGATAATGGCTCCGTCTTCCACCTGCAAGTTGCCTTAGAAGATAGCGAAGGCAATGTTATTGATTACGATACGCCTTGTGAGATCAGCATTGCAGATGCTAATGGGACACCGATGTATTGGCTCCAGCCTCAGGCATCGGTGTTGATTACTGACGCAATGGTAACTGGTCTGGCCTTGGGTGCTGGTGACGATTGTGAAGTGCAGGTAGCCACGAGCAATACTTCTCCAGCTACCGTTACAGCGTCGATAGTGTATAACGGTCAAACGATTACTGGCACACTTGAGTTAGTGATACCTGCTCAGAACATTATTGAGCAAGCCCTAGCACTGATTCAAGAGATCATCACTGTTGCACCGTCTAGTCGCGTATTGGACCAGAGGATGGACTTCAGTAGTGCGCTTACTACGCGACTTAATAGTGCGCAGCGTCTTTCGCAGTTGCTCGGTATCGAGCAGACGCTACAGACTATCGGTAAGGGTGAGAATCTTATCGTACAGTCGCTCGACGCATCGCAGGATGTCACAGCAATCAATGAACGTTATATTGAACTAGCTAGTACGCTGTATATCTCGCAAGCAGTCTCAGCTACTAGGACCATGGTTGAGGAACTTGTGCAAGCTGTTCGCTTGGATCAGGAGACTAGCACTCCGGCATTTAGTAGCCTGATACAGGTTGTTGAACTTCTTCAAGAACTTACAGTCAATAAGGGGTACCTCGGAGACACGCAGCAGGACTTCTCCCTAGACCAGTATCTTGAAGTTATCAACACTGCCGATGGATCCACGACTCAGGCACTAGAGTTCACGCAAGTTGTAGCAGCTATCGCCCCGCTGACAGAGCGTATAGTCCAGACTCTTGAGCCACAGCAGCAGACGTATTATCAGTTCCCGCTGCTCGACGCCTTGACTCAAACGCTTACTATCGCTCAGGAGCTTGTTGTTACTAATACTGGTACGCAACTGATCCAGCAAGCACTCGAGTTCAGTCAGTCTGTCGGCAATCTAGTCAATAGGCCACAGGCAGTATCTCAGCTTATCAGTCTGTCTCAGGAAGTAGTGGAACTGTATGGTAATCAGGAAGCTCTGCTTCAAGAGATTGGCTTTGAGCAGCTTGTAGCTACAGCTAATGTGCGACAGGCTGGCTTAGAACAGTCTATTGAACTGTTGCAGACTGTCTCTGGTGTATTCGAGAACATAGCTTCCTTGAGCCAGAGCCTAGCTCTTGAGCAAGAGGAAGGCCATGAGCATATCTATTTTGACTCGTTCGATGTTGTTCCAAGTGTCACAAGTACGACTAAGGGCACTGGTTACACATTCGATATTACAGTCACAGCTAAGGATAATCTAGGCGGCACTGTCCTGCTGAACGATACGATAAATATTAGTCTCAGGCTACGCACGAACCACAGCACCACACCAACTGAGACTATATCCATATCTACGCTGGATCTTGTCGATGGTGAAGGTACAGCGACAGGAGTATACATTGACGGAGGCACTGATACCGACGATCTTGACGCAACTATTAAGGCTGATTACAGTGGCGTTGAAGGCTTCGGTGACATTTATGTATATGCCAGCAGGATCGAGCCGTCGCTGGTTACTGGTAACTATTTATTCGAGGGCTACGACGACTATGTTGATGATACCGAGCCGTACAGCTACCCAACGTGTGCTCAATGGACTAGCCTAGCGTCTTCGGCGGCTAGTGACTGTGCTGCTGATAGCACTGGATCCTATGGCTCAACTGCGCTAGTTGACCTAAGAGGCGTTGATGCAACGTCCTACTACGGGTATGTAGCACTGCGTAGTTCACACGATAGGGCGGCTCGTAAGATTACTCTTACAGCTTCTGATATAGCTAATCTTACTTCTGTTCGTGTGACTTGGACAGCGGACTGCTACAGGTATAACGGTAGTTACTATGCTAATTGGTCAGAGAATCCTAACTGGCGCGCATATTTCACGCAGACGGCTCCGACAAGTGGTAACTTTACTGGAGGTACACTGATCAACAGCGGTAACTGGGGCGGGTTCAGCGGTACAAGTTGGCGTCAACATTTGTACTATGACTTCCCGGCTACAGTGATTACCGCTGCTGGCGACTGGTATATACCGTACTACTTTACTAATTACCCGTCCTGCAACATTGACAATTGGAACTATGTGTTCAGGATGTATATCGAGAAGGTGGAGTTATTCAAATGATAGAAATCATTATACCTATTGAGCAGTATTCCAAGCAGCTCGACGAAACCGTGGCCTCAATCGAGGCCACGGTTTCCAGCCCCAACCTTAAAATAATCCACGAGCCAGACCTCAATGTCGCAGAGTGTAGGCATAAAGCAATACAGGAATCGAGTGCCGACTATCTCTGCTTCCTTGACTATGACTCAGTGATGATTATGGACGGCTGGTTGGATGCTATGTTCAGTACGATGTTGCAGAATCCTCAGGCTGCTGGCCTGTGCATGGAGGAGTGGTGGGGAACGGAGCGGCGAGGAGTTACCTTGCATCCTAGGGGTCCATCACCCGTCTATGAAGTCGACTTCGGGCCAGCAGCCTGTCTTATGATTGACAAATCAAAGATCCCTGACACAGTAGTTTGGGATAAATATATTGGCTTAGCCAATGGCTGGTTAGGTGGTGATGCCGAAGAGGTAGCTTGGCAGTATGAATTACGCCAACAAACTGGCTACAAGATTATGCGCATGAGAGACTGGATGTTCCACCACAAGGGTGGCAAGACTACTGCACAAGCGTTCCTTCGCACCGACCGTGCGAAAACGTGTAGCACGATGATGAACCTAATCAAATACAAATACAGTAAGTGTCCTGAGGATCGTGACTTCTTCAAACAGTTACACTACTTGCGGGCTGATCCATGCGACGATACTATGCTACTGTCCGGTACGCTTCGGGACTGCTACAAGGATGTTATCAAGGCGAATGGTCTGCACACGCGGAACAAGTATATTGAAAGGGGTCTTGTATGAGGACGGCGCTTGTATTCCCCAACCTTAATCGCCCAGTCCATGATGGCTATCAACTAGGTATCATGAGTCTAGCAGCCTGCCTCCCCGAGTGTGAGATTTTTATAATCAATGAGCGCCGCGACTATCTTGACATAATCAATTATAAGCCGGATGTTATAGGTATCTACGCCATCGAGGATTACCGTAATTACCTAGATGTGCTCACGCAGCAGTTAAAGGTTGGTTGCGATGCTGAAATAATTCTAGGAGGACCGTATCCTACGCTTGTGCCATATATAATTGATCGTTACAAGTATGTCGATGACATCTTCCGTGGTGAGGCAGAAGTATCGTTTGTTAGATATATCACAGAGGGTGTCAAGGGCCTAGGCTTCGGAGGTACAGTTGCACCTAGACTATCGGCAGATGAGTACATAGCATTACCACCACCACTGCGTGGCAGCAAGTTTGTTGGAACATTCAAGGGTACACGAAAGTATTTTGACGGTGGCAATGTACACTTCATGTTCTCACGTGGGTGCCCGTTCAAGTGTTCCTACTGCAATAACTCGACATACAATAATCTCATGGGCGTCAGCTTCAGGCTACGGCTACCGGAGCAAGCTATTGAGGAGATTGAGCAAGTATGTGAGGAGTACGATCCGGGTACGTTGACCTTTGAGGATGATGTACTTACACTCGACGCCACTTGGTTTGATATGTTCATTAGTTCCTATTCCAATATTGGCAAACCATTTGAGATCAACACTCGAGTGAACTGCTTATCGCAGGACCAGATATGGAAGCTAAAAGGCGCAGGTTGCTCTGTTGTCAGGATGGGCATAGAGTCCGGCACCAGTAGTCTACGGAAGCTTATGGCTAGGCCTAACATGACGAACGACGACATACTGAGTACATTCAGTTATTGTCATGAGGCCGGAATCAACACACTATCATATAATATCGTCGGTATGTACGCTGAGACTGAGCTAGATTTCCGCGAGACATTAGACTTGAATATTGCGATATGCGATAGTGCCAAAGCACGCGGTGTAAAGCATAAGACAACTGCTTCCTACTATTTTCCTACACGTGGTACGTATCTCGGTGACTTGACCTACGAGTTGAATCTTGTTGGTGAGATCAAGGACTGTGATGCCCACGATAACTGTGTTTTGAATTCGATGCCAGAGGCTATTAAGAATCGTAAGAGGAGACTAGAATGCGTACACTGCTTTTGATTAGTCTTTTACTGCTTGTTGGATGTAGCCAGCAGAGCATAGAGGAGAAGACTAAGCGCAAGACTGTATCTAACCGGAATGTTGTTGCTGATGTCGTAGTCGAGTACGATCCGTATATCATTCCTGAGATGAATAAGTCACCGCCTGTAGATATGGAGATCTTCGACGAGAAGATCAAGGTTCCACCAAACTCTAAGGTGCGGGTCACAGTAGGCAGTGAGCGTAACAGACATCAGGACGAATGGTTTGAAATGATTAGCAATGTCAAGGTGTCCAAGAAGATGACATCGCTGCTGGTCATAGGTGCTTTCTGCTTAGCAGGTGGAGGCGCGCTGCTATTGTTTGGTTCATGGAAGCTGGCCTCCGGAGCCATGGTATTCGGCTTATGCTTAATAACGTGTGGAGTAATGATCGACACTTACCCGTGGGTATTCTTCATCGTTATGGTAGTTGTGCTAGGCGGTATGGGTTACTTATTCTATCAGCTAATAGACAAGCACAAACAGCAGACGGCTTTTGATCATGTTGTCGGGCAGATAGATATAGTGAAGCAGACTGCTCCTGAGATTGCCAAGAAACTGATTACTGATCCACTCGCAAAGCATCCTGCTGCCAACACTATCAAGAAGCACGTGAGGAGACTCCGTGATTAGGCCACTACCTAATGGTGATATGTATGCACCACATAGAGGCCGGCCTCCAGAATGTCCAGACGGCTACCTGCGCGACCAAGGTGACCCGTTCATTTTTCACCCGATAATCAATCCTTGCGACTGTCGTCGAGAGACCCGTGAGCCGTGCAACTGCGGCACACCAAGGCTTATACTGTGGTGCGATTGCTATAACAAGAAAGTTGACCTAGGAATATGTAAGGAGTGCCAAGATGCCAATGAAGGAACTGTATCAGATGCTTTATGAAGACCCCGCGCGCAACTATGGGGTGGCGGCTAAGAACCGTTGCCCCGGTGTGCGTAGCTTCCCGCTCTACTCAAACTACCTTGAGAGCCCAGTTATTGACTTGGGCTGTGGCAGCGGGGATACTGTTGCCAGAATCAGAGAGGCCGGTTATGATGCCGATGGCATCGACCAGATCGAACTTAATAACGGCATGAAATCCGGGGACGCAACGAAGTTTGATTGTAGCGGGTATGGTACTGCACTTTGCATAGATGTCTTCGAGCATCTGGAACCAGAAGAGCTTACCAGTCTCCTTGAGAATATGGCTAAAGCTAACCGTCAAATCATTCAGATCCATTGCGGCCCCTCCACCGAGAAGGGCTACAGTCAAGAGCTTCACATCAACATTAAGACTCCCGAGGAATGGGACGAGCTTCTCTCTAAATACTTCAACATACAGTACCGTCACCGATCGGGACAGCGGGTTATGTATTTTTGCGGAGATGAAGAGGTAGCTATTGATAGGTTCGAGATTCCTAAGCATTTCAATATGCGTATCTTCTGGAACCCGGATGGTAGCTTCTATATTCCGAGGCGTCACCGATCCTTGGAACGCTACCTTGACGCCCATTGCATCAAGGTTCAAGACAGGATGTACTTCCCTCCTATCGTAGGATCGCATCTTGTTACTGAATTAGCCGGTAAGCACAAAGGGCAGACCGCTTACATTGTAGGTAAAGGCCCGTCACTAGACTTACTAACTGCTGGCTACTTTGAGCATGATGGTCCGGTTATCTGCATCAACGATGCAATTAAGTATCTGCCAGATCTTGACCGTCCTAAGTACATGGTACAATGCGACCGCACCTACAAAGAGGAGTGTCGCACGGCTGATGAAGATGTAACTTTGATTCTGCACTACAGAACTAAAGGCCTGTATCCTAACTACAAGAATAAGTATTATTTCCACCAGAAGCAGTTTGACCCTAGCATGAGTGGCCCGGGCGGCGCGGTAGCCGTTGAAGTTGCTAAGATGCTGGGCTGCACACATATCGTCATGTTATGCTTCGATGCGTGTGTCAACAAAAAAATAGCCTACGCAAAATGCGTAGGCTATCAGAGCAGTGCTTTTGGTATGGATCCTAATCGATTCTTATCCCATAGAGGGCGTATCGACAGGCAGTTCAAAGGTACGAGTCATGAGTGGATTATCCCAGGATGCCAAAGTTCACATGACCAAGCATCTTCCGATATACCTCAGCAGTTATCAGACAATCCTGCAGAGCATCATGAGCCCGCTCATACGGAACATCCATCTTCTTCGCAAGCCACGCTAGAGCAACCTTTGAAAAGGGGACGGGTTCACCAAACCATGATTGTCGATCGTTTAGAAATAGAGCAGCAGTCATAGTATCACGATAACAACCGTGGAAGATATGATTATAGGTCTCAGGACCCAACCACTTGAGTAGGAACTGCCGATCAAAGGTGTAGTTCTGACCCAGTGGGATCAGCTTCTTACGGTACCCACCCCTTGTTACCGGAAGCCCGAGGCCGTCGGTCCACTCTTCGAGTAGATCGGCGGCCTTAAATTTGTCAAACCCGCTGTTGATTATATCAACAGCTTTCAGCTTGTTCACTGATGCTGCACCCTCATCAATACGTTCTGGATGCTCAGGGATCAAGTTGACATAGAAAGGATTAACTTCCTTAATTGGCTTGACGTTAGAATCCAGAGGCAGGACACATACCTGCAAAATCTCGTGATAATCTGGATCGAAGCCACTCGTCTCAATATCAATGGCGCAAAGTAGATGACCGTTCATATGCTGCATACTGCGACTCATACTGCCTCCTTAATGTAAAGTGCTTCTTTAACTTTACTACGCTCCTGAACCAGATCGGCCTTGTTATTACTCTCAGTGTGGGCCAAGCTGGTAGTGGACTCATAATGATCCCACTCATAATAATAATCCCACTCGTAGCTATCGTACAACTTGTTAGGATAGCTAGAGACAGCAACGAATCCCTTCATACTATGTACAAGATCCATGAACCTAACATGGTCGTCTGGTGTTAGGTCATTCTTGTAGATGCCGGGACTTGTATCGAGGTACGGAGGGTCGCAGTAGAATACGCCATCATGCTGGTCGTAGTCAAGCATACAATTCTTCCAGTCTTGATTCTCGACTTGAACATTACGCATACGTTCATGCACTGCTGCGAAGTGTTTGAGACGCTTCTGGATCTTACCTGCAAACGTACAGGCTGGTGCAGTGGCGCGTCCGAAGTTTCGTCCCTGACTCCCGAAGCTGTAGATAGTCATATAGTACCAACGTGCAGCACGTTCGACAATCATTTCCGGTTGAGCCCAAGTCTGCTTACAGTATTGGAACTCCTCACGGGCGTGTACCGTTAGCTCAAGGCGTTCGCAAAGCTGATTAAGCAGATCAGGATCCCGTACACAGCGATAAAAGTCCACGACGCCGCCGTAACGATCATTATACACTTCCAGCCTAGACTTCTTCCTTGCCAGTAATATAGCCGCACTCCCTCCGAAAGGTTCAATATAGGCCGAACGCTGAGGAAGATGTGGAGTAATATAGCGGCGACAACGAGCTTTACCCCCAGGATAGGAGAATAGTGCCTTCGTGATTGATTCTTCTCTGACATGGGGTTCATCATCCATCTCCTCAAGCAGTGCCAAAAGGTCGTCACTCATTGTCATCCTTCCATAGCAAGAACAGCACATTACACATAGCATGGGCGAGATGATGGAGTCCGGACTCCTGATCCCTTTCCTCACCCATACGCCAAGCTTCCACATGACGATACAACGCAGCAATGTAGCGATCAGACTCTACCTTCTGCCAATTGTTCGGGGCGTACTTATTCGCCCCAAACGTGATTACCTCGACAAGTTGCTTAAAGGTATCGGCAGGTATCAAGTCGTAGCGCAACTTACCACCATCGAACTTCTTACCACCAATAGATTTAATGTATCGCGCGACAATACTCTCTAGCTGGTACGTATCAATTGGACGACCAACCTCAAGACCGAAGTCCTTGGGTGCAGACTCCAGCGTTGCGCTCCCGCCTGAGTGATTGATCCAAGCAAAAAGCGTTTTATCACGCTGCGTGATGGCTACCCTGCTGCCAGTAATAATACCATCACAATCATCCCTCTCACTCACAGCATTAGCTAAATCAGCATTCATGACCATCCCTCCCATAAGACCAAACTCCGGCCTCTTGCTCCGGAATCAAATGTTTCATATTGATGGTATTAACACCAATATACTTACCATTAGGCAAAGACACGTACTGCGCTATGCCCTGCTCAAAAGCGTACATAAGCAGCCGCCTGTCTTTGTCATCAAGACTATTGAGCACTTCCTTAATTGTCATCAGAGGCCACCAATTCTTTATCGCGCACCGTCAGTCGGCGTAACTTAGGCTCAGATTCGTCGCGCGGGACTAGGCTGATGTTGCCAATATACCATTGGGCGCCGTCCGACATATTACGGCCTTTGATGTACTCTGGAGGCATCTGCTTACCAAACTGCCTGATCTTCCTAGGCTCGACACCGTTGTGCATACACCACTCAGCGTAGCGATTATGTAACTCGCTATACTTAATCATGTGGCCCGGAACGTAGAAGCAAGTGTCGTCAAAGAAGTCTTGAACGTCAGACTTACTACCTTCCGCTGCACTGGCTTTATCAGCAGTCTCAAGCACAGGTACGAACAGACGGTCGTTTGAAGGTGGTACTTCTAGGTTCATAATTTCTGCCAAGAAGTCAGGTGCCTCGTCCTTCAATTGATCCAGTAGTTGACGCTTAGGTATCATGTCTATCGGATCCAGAGCGCCAACAAAACACATTGTGATTCTTGTATCACCTTGGAAGATCGGGCAAGCAGATCCTTCATTTGAACACTGGATCCAGTGGCTTGTATTGGGCATATGGTACGGTGTCTTACCCTTGCCATGGATCATGATCTCCTCGCTAGTGACCCAGTCTTTGATTCGGTTGTAAGCAGTTTTATCCTTGTTCAGATCAATTTCTTCGATGATCGCTAGGATGCAACCTTCAAGCTCCTCATTGAATCCGCTTTGACTAATCAAAGCTGCATCAGCACGTTTTGCACCCTTTGTGAATAGCAATGACAGGGACTCATGCAGAATTGATTTACCACTATTCTGCGGACCATACAGGAACAAGTATGGCAGCGACTCATATGGCTTCTGGAATAAGGAAGCAACCCAGCATTTCAGATAGTCTCCGCCAGTCAGGATGCTATTATTCTTGCACCACGCATCATCTTGCACAGCATCATTGAGGCCTGAGCCACAATGATCAAGAACCTTGAGCCACGTATCATACTTCAGTGTCTCACTCTTACTTGGAATATACTTCAACTGTGCAGCGTTACGATTCCACTCACGATTCCCGGGATACTCAGGCTCGAATGGCGTATAGCCCAGCCGTAGTTCTCACCTTGGCTAGTAATCATGTGTCGAATACTTTCATCGAAATCATTCATGATAGCTTCATCATCATGTGAAGCATCACCACGCATATTGTGTATCGACACGAAATACTTACCTTCTACATTCCAACCATCTTGACCCATGTCATTAGGCTCGTGCTTGACTTCAAGTACAAGCCTTCGCTTATCCTTGTGTATAGTCATTAAGCCTTCACGCGCAGCTAGTGCAGCCGGTAGGCTAACATTAACTCCAAGCTGTTCAGCAGCACGGGTCATTAATTCTGCCTGTGGGAATCGGAACCCACCCTTCTTCAACTCCTGGCCACCGTGACACTTTGCAGCCGTAGCCATGTCTGGATACTTATTGAAGAAGCAACGTGTCCAGCCTCGACCATCTTGAGCCCATGTCTCATGCTCTTGGACTCCGGGAGTGAATCGCCTAACTGCCCACGCACCATTGCGGAGCGGGGCGCAGAAGCAATTTTGCTCCTCGGTATTCTTACCGTCACTGGAGGTATCAAATATACCTCTCATGTCCAGAGCATCATGTGCTTCTTTCAGGGTCACTGTATGAGTAATCAATAGATGATTATCATTGTTCCAGTACCACATCTTGTCGTTGTCCTTGAGCCATTTCGTTAGTGCTTTGTGTTCGTCATCAAGTTCAACGTGTGGATACTGTCGCGTGATTTCCTCGAACTCATCTTCTACATGATTCTCTTTTACCTCTTGCGGCAAGTTAGTTCGCTTCTTGCCTGTGACTACAGTCACATGGTCTTTCCAGTTCTTTGGTATGTCTTTCGCGGGTAGCGTACTACCCTCCTTGAGTAGCTCAAGGCCGTGATTCTCTTTGGTCATCTTACGGTGCCAGACCCACATATTTCCGCCACAACAATCAACTTGCGACTGTAGGTCCTGGCCTGTTAAGGCATTAAGCTGGCCTAAAATAGCCCGAGCCAATGCACTATGCTCCGTGTGATTCTCTGTCTCTACAGGCTCCAAGAAGATATACAGGTGGAGGCCAGTGCCCGAGGTACTTTTGCGTACTGTGACCCACTCAATATTAGTCACAGACTGCTCGATCTTACTCAAAGCTTCATCGGTAAGACCTACCTTGTGGTTGGTCAACGAATCAAAGTCGAATGCGACCCACCGTGATACTCGATTCTTCCAATCCCAACCCGTCATACCAATAGCTTCCGCCTTTTGAGCTAGGTCAAAAGACATCATACGATCGGTGTACTCGGGGTCTTTCTTAGCGTTCCACGGAATCCGAAATGGCTTCCACTCCTGGCCCGTGGCATCCCTGTACGCATTGTAGTTGCGTCCATGGAAATCACGCTGGATGCGCTCAACGTCCTCGCCCTCACTTGTGACATTGACTTGTACCTCCATGTCGTGATTATACAAATCAGCCAAGTCTTTGTGGGCGAGGGCATTAAGCAAATTCTTAATCGCCTCCGTCCTCATAGGTTTTCCCATGATTCTCTAATCTCCTTTCATAAAAGTGATTTGATTATTAATCGAATCAACTGGACACACAAAGCAAACCCCTATCATATAATACGGCATTTACTAAATAATTGCAATAGAAAAATGTAAATTCCTGCCCCATAAGGCTTTACCTATTACAAATTACAGAAGCAAAAGTCAGTATAAGGGAAAAAATAAGAAATAAAAATATATAGTATAATATGGAATGGGAATTGTAGTAATACATTATTTTTTATTTTTCTATTGCAATCTGTGGCGTTTTGCCGTATTATATGGTATGAGGGTATCTTCCCTTTGATATACTTGATTCGATTATATAATCAAATCAACTAGAGTCAATTCGATTTTACAATCGTCTGCACAGGGCGGGCGATTATTTGTAAGTCAGGTATCAGGAGGAAAGTAGTATGTCTATTGAGAATGTGAAGCTGTCGGATATTCGTGAGAATCCGGTCGCGCTTCGTTCGGTCAACAAACAGATCGAATCGTATCTCGGGCTGGTGGAATCAATTAAGCATAAGGGCTTTCTTGGTTCGATTACTGGTCGCAAAAAGAAGGATGAGGCTGGTGTAGAGTTTGTGGAGATCATGGATGGTCTGCACCGATTCTCGGCTGCCAAGGACGCCGGGCTCGAAATGATTCCTGTTGACGTTCGGGATCTGAACGACGCGGAGACGCTTGAGGCACAAATCCTTATGAATGTTCATAAGGTCGAGACGAAGCCCGTTCAGTACAGTAA